GTGATTGGCTTAATGAGTGTGAGAGAGATGGATTTACACAGTGCGTTGTTATAGATTTGGAAGGAATGGATAGATCAGAAAATAATTTTATTAAATCTCCTATCTACCATATCTTGGCGTATTTACTCAGTATGATTGGTGCAACTCATGTCGATAAAGAGATTATTTTCAAATATATTACTAGAAAATCATCACGTTTCAAGATAGAAATGATGGAAGGCAAATCACGTGTAGTAGTCATGATGATAGAGTTGTTATCTGGTATGTTTTCAGGCAGTAGAATAACTGGTTGCGGAAATACACTAACTATGATGATGTGCATAGAATTCATATGTAAAAAATTACTAAAAGTTGAATTCCGCTGTAAGACTAGTGCCGATGATGTTGTATTAGCATTAAGACCCATGGATCCCAAATTGATTGTTGATGCTTTTAGTGTGGTATTCACTGATAAAGAAAACAAGAAACCAAATGGATGTGGGATGATACTTAAATATTTAATAATATGTCACATATCTGAGACAATCACTTGCTCGACTAGAGTAGCAAAATGTAAGGGAAAATGTAATGGATATGTAATGTTTAGAGATCCTAAAAAATTTGTAATGGGTTATAGTTTCCAGAAAGCAAGGGAATATTCTCATAGGGATAAATTGGCTTTTATGCAGAGTTTGGCAATCGCAAATGATGAATGGTGTAATGACATTCCATTATTTAGAGCCTTTAATATGCTTTGTAATACCAAAGTTTTTGGTTTTCAAGATGTCAAAATTGGTAAACCAAAAAAAAAATTAAACCTTTACCTGCTGAATTTGTGGAGTTGTATAAACCTCTTTATGATAAAAGTGTTAAACATGATTCCTTAGCACAAGTCTTTGGTAATGATCTGGCATGGGGAATGAAAGGTAGAAATGGTAGGAAATGTCCCGGTTGTATTGATGCATGGTATGATGTTCTTCTAACTAAGTATGGATTAACTAAAGGAGATGTTACAACTATTGAGAATAATATTCTATATTCAAAAGGTGAATATGATGCATCACTCTTAATTGCTGCGTTTGAATTTAATGAAGCATATTATCAATCAAAAATGTATAAACCAACTAAAGTTGAATATAAAACTATTGAACCCCTTGATTTTGTTTTGCGAGGTCAATTTCTAAAAACTAGGAATGACATTAAAACTCAACAAATTATTAAGGATGCTCTAAATTCTAGTAATATGTCATCTCTTCACGATCTTCAGAAAGATTTGTTAAACATTGATGAAAACTATCCTAATCAAGATGTTGTCAATGATTTGGCTGTTAATCTAACTATTAATCATTTATTGGATTTATTCAATAAAAAAGAAAAAGAAACTGATTTTAAGATCGTTGAAGTTCATGAAGATAGATTCGATAGAGATGATATAACTGTTGATATTAAGACTCTTAATAAATCTCAGTTGACAAAGTGGTCATGTGATAAAGATAATAAAGCAAAATCAATGATACAAACTAAAGATGTTAATCTTATTTCAAAAAAACTTATTACAACTACCAAAAAAAAAAAAA